CGATTAGTGAAAGACCGTCAAACTAACTTGCAGAAGCTTTCAGCTATTGCATAGTTCATACTTTTGATTTTGATAGATCGACCTGGAGTTTCCACTCTGGGTCTTTCTATTTTATTTCAAAATAAAGTTGCTCGTCTGGTTACTAGTTCGTATCTTTATGATGAATCAAAATTAAAATATATGTATTATTCAGAAACAACAGTAGCTAACTTAATTAATGTGTTAGACGAGAATGTGACTAGATTCCAATTCCGTAAGATGGATGGAAGTATTAGAAATGCTTTAGGAACTAGAAACGAGTTATTAATCCCTAAACAAGCTCAAGTAAAGTACTTAGACGACATTTCTAATAAGTCGGTAGTATTCTGGGACTTGGAAGAAGAAGCTTTCAGAAGCTTTAGCAAAACAGCTGAAGTTTCAGTAATCTAAATAAAGTTGGCCCTTCGGGGCCTTCTTTTTATCTTTAGTAAATTAAAAATCAAAATTATGAAAAAGTTTCTAACAGTATTTGCATTCGCAGCAATGATAACAGCATTCAATATCTTAATACTCGGGGCGTGGTTGGAAAAGGACCAGGCATGGGTTAATACGTTTGTCATATTCTTTGTAGTAGGAGCCTTGGCATTCTGGGGTTGGATAGCTTTAGAGAATAGAGAGAGTAAAGATACCTATAAAAAGAAAGGTAGAACTTATATAAAATAAAGTTGCTCGTCTGGTCAATCGTTCGTATCTTAAGGTATCAAAATTAAAAAATCAAAGTTATGGAATTAAAGACATTATTAGACAGAGCCAAGCCAGAGTTAATCGCTGCTTTAAATGCTCAAATGGATGAGTATCCAGGAATTGCAAATTCAGTAGCAGAGCATTTAGATAGCCGCTGCTTCGTGATTCACATGACAATCCAGTATTGGATGGATATAAGAAGCCTCTGGATGCAAGCGACTGGAGAGCTATCCGATTCACCTTGGGAATTATTCGAAGACTAAAAATAAAGTTGGCGGTCTGAAAAATGGCCGCTATCTTTAGTGTATTAAATAACCAAAAAATCAAAGTTATGGTAAATTCGTTAACAATGACTCCATTGAGTCTAGATCAGGTAAAGCAAAATGCACCTCAAGCATTTGCATCAGCTCCTAAGCCAGGAGTATCTTCTAAGTATTCATTCCTTCCAACGTCTCGTATCATCGAAGATATGAACAGATTAGGATGGCAAGTGAATCAAGCGAAGTCTAATCGTAGTAGATCAGCAACGACTGCCGAGTATGGTAATCACGTTGTAAAGTTCTTTCATCCAGATGTCTTCATGAAGGATCAAGAAGGTAACATCGAAGCTTATGTAAACATAGTTGTAATGAACAACCATATGGGTACTGGTAGCTTTAAATTCGAAATGGGTATCTTTAGATTAGTTTGTGAGAATGGATTAATCATCAAAGATAAAGACTTCGGTGGCTTCAATATGCGTCACTCAGGTTACTCTTTCGATCAATTGCAAGAGACTTTGAATCAAGCAATGGTTCAATTGCCAGAGGTAGTAGGTAAGATAAATACTTACAACCAGATCGTCATGAGTAAGGAAGCTCAAAAGGCTTTCGCTCAGCAAGCTTTCGCATTACGTTCTTATCAAGACCGTCAATTGACTGAGATTGAGTTAGAAGAGTTCTTAGCTCCTCGTCGTAAAGAAGACGAAGGTGATAGTCTTTGGGTAGTATTAAATCGTATTCAAGAGAGTGTTCTTAAGGGAGGTTATTCTATCACTAACAAGAAGAATAAGTTACGTCGTGCAAAGTCGATCAAGAACATTCAACAAGATATTAAGCTTAACCAACAAGTTTGGGAATTAGCTGAAACGTTCGCTTAACTTTGACTTTGATTTGAGAGAGAGCCCTTCGGGGCTTTCTTTTTGTTTAAAATAAAGTTGCTCGTCTGAAAAGGAGTCCGTATCTTAAGGTATCAAAATTAAACAATATGAATTTAGAATTAACAATCAAAGAGCAGGAAACTCTTCACATGTCAGTATTAACAAGAGTCCGTCATATCGAGAGATTGATAGAAGGATGGAATAGTCATCCAGACGAGCATAGTAATGATTTGATCGAAAGGTATACTGCCGAGTTAGCAACCTTGCTTGAATTAGAAAAGAAAATAATTTAAAAATAAAGTTGGGAGTCCGAAAAGGACTCCTTATCTTTAGTAAAATTAATAGTTATGAATGTATCAATCGAAAGATTAGAAGAGATCGAAATAGAAAGATCTGAAGTAATAGCCGATCCTGCTTTCCAGGTATGGATGAAAGAGCTAAATGTATCTCAGTCCTGGTCTAATCCTGAGCCCTTATTCAATGCCCGTGAAATGAATAGTCATTATGACTTCGGGAAAAATAAAGTTGCTCATCTGGAATTAAGTAGCTATCTTTAGTTATAAATAAAAATAAAAGTTATGTCAAGTAAATTAAACTTCAAGGCTCAATTTGCTGCCTTTAAAGCAAATAGTGAAGAGTGGGTAGACGACAACAACTACTTCTTCTGGGATTGGTTCTGTTCAGAAAAAGCTCTTAAGATTAAGAGTAAGTTATTAATGACTAAAGCCGATAAGGTAATGTCTAAGTTAGGATTGGACCCTGAAAAGTATTATGTTACTTTTAAGAACAATTGTCCAATGAACGGAAAGCTTTATGACTCCTTTCAAATTTGTACCTACGATGAAAAGGGTGATGTGGTAATTTGGTGCGCTCCTTCTCTAGGATATAAACAAGATGAAGGTAAAGCTCAATTAGTAGACATGAGAGTAAGAGAGGGAGGAGAGGATGGAACTATTACGGCTTGGAGCTGGAAAGAATTAACTCACAAGTTAACTACCGACCCAATCCTTTATGCTGCATCCTTCGACCCTAAAGAAGCTTAATAAGAGTTGGCCCTTCGGGGCCTTCTCTTTACCTTTATGTAAATTAAAAATCAAAGTTATGTATCAAATCAAAGTAACAAACGCAAAGACATTAGTAGTGAAGGACTCAATCATTGCTAAAGGAGAGACCAATGACTGTGTAGTATATGCTACAGCATCAGCATTCGATATCTCTTATGATGAAGCTCATCAAGTAGCCAAGAGAGCATTCGGTAGAGAGGATAGGAAGGGTGTAATGACTCTAGACATTATGCATGGTGTTAAGAAGCTAACGGAGAGTAAAGAGTTAATCAACGGGAAGACTATTAAAGAGTTCTTAGCTAACCCTAAGAAGGTCTATAGACTTCATGGCAAAGACATAGCAAGAAGGAATAGAGTAAGTACCTTCATGAAAGAACATATAGAGGGTACCTATTTAATAGTAACAGGCTATCATGCCTTAACTGTTAAGGATGGTGAGATGATAGACAATATAGCTAAAGGATCGGCTAAGTCCTTTGTTAAGAGAGTATATAAGGTAGAGCCTGCGGCTTAATGCCGAGGGCTAGTAAATAAGTCTAAGGGTAGGGGTCGACAAGAAAAAAGTCACCCCCACTTGCGGACAGTCGACGACAGTTGCGGGCACTTGCGGTCACCTGAGGGCAGTCTAACACCACCTTAATTACAGCTGTTATCGGGGTATAGGCGATATAGCAGGGGGGTAAGTGACGAGCCACGCCCGGGAAAAATTTTAAACAAAATGAACATATATATGAATAAACATTACAAAGTGCTTACCGCACCCTCTCAAGAGGAGTTAAGTAATAAAGTAAACGTATTAATGGACTTTGGATGGTCCCCTGAAGGCGGAATGACTATCGATGAAGGCAAAGTAGAAAGATATACTCAAACAATGGTACGAATGATAGAAGGTAATTCAGATAACGGTAAACAATTATTACATGGATAAGAAGAAGAACGACGAGCAGATACATTTATTCCTAGGTATCTGTTTAATAGCATTAGGATTGTCAATATTAGCTAATACAGCAGTAGAGTACTTTTCAAAATAAACTTTCTATATGGAACCGCTAAAACGCATCTCGCATGCCGAGGCAGAAAATTATATAGAGTTAAGTATATATGATAGCAAAGTTTGCACACAGGCAATCGCATTCTCATTAACGGACGTAGAAGAGGGTATCTATCCAGCTCCGTCCTATGGGACGGCCTGGCAGGAAGTTACCTATTATGGAGATGAATCCAGTATTAGTGATAACCCTTTATCTCCCTTGGAATTCATGTATAAGGAATGGGATATGAAGAAAGATGTTACCTGTTAGAGAGACTGGGGAGATGAAAGGGAATCTAATGCCTAATCCTATTTATTAGTATGTATAGAATGAAGAAATTAAAGGTACGTGAGGCGGGGGATATGATCGCATCTAATCCTTATAATCCTAATAAGGAGTTAACTATCATCGACGTTATCGCTATTGAACTAGAAAAGCTATCGCAAAACGGATCGATACTGCCTGTTATGTATAGTCAAGCATTAGACCTGGCTAGAGGACAGAAAAAAGTGATTAATAATATATATAGTAGGAATGGTCGCGACATCAAACCCATTATCATGCTCCTCCTCCGTCAAGTCCGTAACCGTCTTAAATAGCTATTTATTAATATAAATTTTTAAAAAATGAAAAAAAAGTCTTTAATAAAGGAAGTTAAGCATTTCCAAAAAATAGCAGGTATTGTAACAGAAGGCTATATGGGAACGCCTTACGATTCTTCTGAAGATATGGCTGTAGATATGGTTAATAAAGGAATCAAAGAAGATGACTATAGTGAAGATCCTTCTTCTGATATGGACGATGAAAGCCAATCTGGCGATACTGATGCAATGGATATTGATGAAGCAGGTAACGTAAAAGGTATTAAGATAGAAATCCCTGGTAATTCATATGCATCTGATTTTGGTAAGGCGGCTGCTAGAGAAGTAATAGAGAGTTTCGGTCCTAGAGAGTATAGAAACTTCTTAGAAGCTTTCTTAAATGAGTTCAAAAAGATAACAGGCGGAGTTTAAATTAAATAAGATTATATATTAGCACCCTCTTTATGAGGGTGTTTCTATTTATATGTGTATGGACGATAAAGAAATACTATACAGGGTTATTAAAGGATTTGAGCTAGTTCCTGCTAAACGTGGTTTTGGACATCCTTATGTAACTAAGACTGGTGCTGCAACACCTGATCTATCTAAGCGAATCAATGCTTGGATTAAACAAAATTTTCCACAGTCAAATATTATGACATCTTACGAAGGTGTTTATAAGGCTATAAACTTTCGTAGAGCTATGAACGAAAATAGAATTAGGTTAGTAGACTTGTTTGAGATTGAAGGTCCGACAAGAACTCCTAAAAATAGAATAGTATATGCTTGGACTTTTCCGGAGCAGAATCTTGCTTATATTGGATTAACGGGGGATGAGAAGAAAAGATCTGCTTCACATAGAAGCCTTAAAGCTCAGAAAACTACCGCTGTCTCTAGATATATTAGAGAGACAGGACTTACTCCGGAGTATGAGGTAGTTTCAAAGACAGAAGAAAATCCATCTGGACAAGTAGATGAAGATAGGGCAGTAGAGTTAGAGTGTCATTTTATGGCAAAATATAAGTCTGAAGGTTGGGATTTACTTAATCTTGCACCTTGCGGCTCTAAGGGAGGTGGTGTTAGAGATGAAATTGCAATTATTAATGCGCTTGATGATTTTATACACAGTACTGGTACAGAGCTTAGTACTTTAAATGCGTTACCTGGAAGTGATTATACGGTAGATGCTATTAAGAATTATAATTTAGGAAATAGGGTATTTGATAGATTAAAAGATATCGTTACTGCAAATAATATTACCTCTACAAAGCAGCTTAGAAATTTAACGAGTCGTAGAGTAAGTAAATTAATTGAAGACTGGTCGTCTAGATTTCCGGAAGATTCTTGGCAGAGAAAATTGTTTCCTGAGAACACTAGAGGCTTAGAAAAGCCGCAAGAAGGTGTAGAGTCTTTCTTAGCAGAGCCTAATAATTTAAATAAAGATCAGTTAAAGTTGATAACTAAAAGAGCATGGAAGGGAGTGAGGCCTGAGCAAGAGAAAGCTTTTTTAGTTAAGTTAAAGGGTATTATGGATAAAAATAATGTAAGTGATCCTGCTGGATTAGATAAGCTTGCTGGTAATACTATTGTAACTTGGATGTTATCCGATCACGATAAGAATAATGATAATAAATGGAAGCCTTTATTGTATCGAGCTGATTATAAATCACCGAGAAGTAAAGCTTCTATAAGCGAATCTACTATAGATAGTAAAGAGATAATTAAACGTATTATTAGAGATTGCTGCACTAAGTAATTTATAACTATTTATTAATATGATTAAATTATCTGAACTAATACAAATTAAGCATCCTGAGAATACTCAATATCAAGTAGGAAAGACTTTTAATGATCCTAGTGGAATGTTTGAGAATGAGGGAGAAGTAGAAAGAATACATCAATCTCTTATCGGAAGGGAGTTTCAAACACTTGAAGATGTTAAAAAGATGTGCTCTAGATTAAGACAGTCTGGATTTGCACAATCAGATATCGATGAATTTTTAAGAACTTATATACTATAGTATGGATAATTTTAACTTGAAGCAATACCTTTTTGAATCTAGAGTAGGTATGTACTCAAAGGCAGTGCTTAATGAGTCTGCTTTATTAGATGCTGAAACTCTAGCTGGGGAAATTGCAAAGAAACATCCTGAATTAATTAAATATCACCATGATGGAGAGACTAGAAAGTTTCAAGATGCTATCTTTACGTATGCTGGAGAGATATTACAAGGTGCAGGTATTCCTTTACAAACGGTAAGGGGATTGGCTTATGATACGGCTTGGGCATTAGATTTAGTTAACGGTGTTAAAGATGCGTTAGAGCATGGTGGAGATAGCTTAGAAGAAGTTGATCCTGCTGCTTTAGGTGCTCCGCAAGCTGCTGCTGATGCTAAGATGCAACAACAAGATGACGAGAATGGAGATATGGTTGATAATGTAAGTATGGGATTAGAGGAAGAGAATCCAATGGAAGCGGCTTACGGTAATGTAGGTTCTGTAGATAAAGTAGCTCCTGCTGAGACTGGTATTAGTAAATACCTAGATATACTTAATGCTTATGATTGGTTTTATCACTTTGCTGATGATCCAAGAGCTTGGAATAAAGGACAAGCAGATAAAGTAAATTTAAAGACTTTGTATGCTACTTTAACTCCAGATCAGAAACAGCAAGCAATGGATACTTTTGTAGATAAGTACCTTCAGGTATATAAACCGGATCAATTCCCAACTGCAGCAAATAACGTTAAATACTTAACTACAGATACTTTTAAAGGAGTTATCTAAGGAGAGTTGGAAGTATGAAAAAAAGTTCATAACTTCTTTAAATACTAATAAAGTATTCTTCTCTTTAATAAAAGTATAATTAAAAGAAAGAAAAAAATAAAGGATATGGAAAAAGTAATTGTTTTGGGACTAAGTGGGTGCACTCATTGCGATGCGCTATCTAAATCTTTAAAAGAGCAAAATATCCCGTTTGAATTTAGGGACGTTGATTTAAAAGAGCATAGTAGTCTTGCCGATAGAATGGAAGCTCTACTAAACACTAATGCCTATCCAATGATCATAATCGAGAGATTAGGCGGAGCAAAGTACCTTTACCGAGTAGATGCTATAAATGAAGCGAAAGAAACTTCTATTCCTTTTGCAACTAAAATAGGATGCGTGTCTACTGATTCGATGGTAGCAATAACTAAGAAATATTTAAATTAAATAATATGCGATACAAAGCACTGGTTTCAAGAAAATTAGACGAATTAAGTAATATCGTCCTTGGCTTAAGTTCTCTTTTAAGTAGTAATCCTACTAGAGAGCAAATAGAGAATCAAATCGAAAAACATAAGAATAAGCTTGAAGAGATTCAAACTCTAGTTAACGCTGAACAAGAATCTTAAAATAAAGTTGGTTCTTTAATCCCTAGTTCATATATTATGAGTAAAACCATTTTATATGCTATCAGCAGAACAAATCCAAGCGAACTTGCAAAAGTTTTACGCTATAATTGAAAAATTCATTTCAGAGCCTAGAATAACTAAGTTATTAGCTTTGTATCAATCTCAAGAAGATAATCTAGCCTTCGCTCCGGCTTCTTCTAGAGCTTCTTATCATAATGCATTTCCAGGTGGATACGTAGACCATGTTAATAGAGTTGTAGAAGCAGCTATAAAAGTAACTACGTTATGGTCAGAGATGGGAGCTACTATTAACTTCTCAATGGAAGAGCTAGTATTCTCAGCAATTAACCACGACTTAGGTAAGTTAGGTAGAGACGGTCAACCAGCCTATCTTCCTAACGATTCAGAATGGCACGTAAAGAACCAAGGTGCTATCTATAAGCCTAATACAGAATTACCTTTTATTCCTATCCAAGATAGCTCGCTATTTATATTGCAACAGGCAGGAATAGAGCTTACATTCAACGAATGGACAGCAATTAAGACTCATGACGGCCTTTACGACGACGGTAACAAGGCTTACTTGATCTCTAGTCAAAATGAATCTAAGATGAGATGTTCATTACCTCTTATTTTACATCAAGCAGATATTTTAGCTGCAAGAGTAGAGTGGGAGAAGGAGTGGATTGATAAAGTAGGGTTACCTACTAAGAAAGAAGTTAAAGCTTCTACACCTACGCAGTTTAAACAAAAAGCTGAGTCTACTAAATTAGCAAACGCAGCTAAAGGAAACCCAGGATTACTAAATGCATTAAAAGGATTATAATATGGTATTAGGATTAATTATGCTATTCATTTGGGTAGCGACTATAATAGGTTGGATAATTTACAACCTCTTTAATAAAAATCGAAAGTTAGAGGCTACTGTTCTTGCTCAAGCTAACTTTATAGGAGGTTTACAGCAATTAATTGGCGAGTCAGATAAAGCACTTAAGAATCTAGATGATAAAATCTGGATGGAGAGTGATAAAGAGTTGCAGACGGTATTTCAAAATCTAAAAGCAGTCCAAGAGGGTTTAAATCAATTTAATAAGCGATAATGGAGGATATTTTCAAAGTCGAAGAAGCGGAAGTAACACTTACAAAGGATGGAAAAGTTAGAAAGAGGAGACCGAAGAAGTCTATAGACTACTTTACCTTAGATACTCAACAAGCTATTCTAGATTATAGATTAGAAACCTCTACTGCAATCAGAAATAAAATATTCAATGAAAAGATTTACTACGCGTTTTATAAGCTGGCTGAAAATATCATTCATACTTTTAAATTCTACTACACCGAAGTAGATAATATTAATGAGTTAAAGCATGAAGTAATCGCTTTTCTTTTAGAGAAGCTACACCTGTATAATCAAGATAAAGGTAAAGCTTATTCTTATTTTGGTACTATTGCAAAGCGTTATTTAATTGTTTATAACAATAATAACTACAAGAGATTAAAAGGTAAGGCTGATGTTGAAGAGGTAGATACAGATAAGACTATTACAAATGAACTACTACTTACACAACCGGACCTTTTTGAAGAGGTTAGTTTTATTAATTTATTCATTAAAGAAATTGATGATAACCTTTTAGAGCTTTTTCCGAAACCGCAAGAGGCTAGAGTTGGAGATGCTATTTTAGAACTATTCAAGAGAAGAGAGAGTATAGATATTTTTAATAAGAAAGCTCTCTTTATCTATATAAAGGAGATTACTGATGCTCCTACTCCTGTGATTACTAAGGTGATAAAGGTCCTAAAAGAACTCTACAGAGAAATGCATAATCAATATCTTGAAGAAGGCACTGAAATTGACATTTATTCAAGGTAGCTATTTATTTAAAATAGTATTATGAATCTCGATTTTGAACTATACGACGGAAAGAAGTACTCTGATCTAGTACAAGACGTAATTAAGAACCATAAAAATAAGCAATCTAAAATTAGTACCTTAATAAATCAACTAACTGAAATGGTTGGTGAAGAGGTTGGAAACGCTGTTATAGTTGTTCCTTTAATTAAAGAGTACTTAGAGATAGATGTTAAAAATGATGACGCTCTTGTAAAGCTTGCTTCGATCTTACAGAAAGGCGGACAAACTAACGCTGATGCTAATCAAGGAGGTTTAAGTGATAAGGATCTCGAATTACTGTTTAGTGATATTCAAAAAACTACAGTAGAAGAATTACCAATAAAAGAATTGCCTTCAAGTAAGTAATATGGCAGATAATCAATCTTTCTCGCAGTTTATGAGTTCTTTATCTCCATTCGGAGATGGAGGAGGATCTTATGCACCTATATTAGCACGCGTTGCACATGTTATTCAGGGACCTTATTTTGTAGGAACTAATATACCAGATCCTTACTATAATGATCCTACAGATATAAGTACTATAACCTTTCAGGTGATTAACTCAAATCAAAGCTCTACTCTAACGAGTACCGGTAACGTTACTGCAAAACCTATAAGCTCAGCGTTTAAACAGATACCTGTTGAAGGAGAAATAGTATACGTAATATCTGGCCCTAGCGTAGATATGAACGAAAATGCACAGCGACAAGACTTTTACTATCTACAGCCTTATAATATATGGAACGCAGCTAATAATAACGCTTTTCCTAATATGCAAGACTATAGTGCTTACATAAATAGAATTTTACGTAGCTATCAAGATAGTATGGGCACAAAGCAAGCTACAAATACATCTGTAACCAGTTCCCTAACTTTTCCTTTAGGTCCTAACTTCCCTGAAAAAGGAGATATTAGAACTTTAAGACAATTTACTGGGGACGTGACTTTAGAAGGAAGATGGGGAAACTCAATTAGATTTGGATCTACTACTGCTTTAAACGGGTTTGAAAACTACTGGTCTGCAACTGGATCTGCTGGTGACCCTATTACTATTATTAGAAACGGACAAGGTAGGCAGTCTAACGATTTAAAATGGTTTCCTACTGTAGAAGATATTAATAGAGATCCTTCTTCTATTTATTTAACTGCAGGACAGAAAATACAAATTGACGATTTATCAAATTTTAGTTTAGCAAGCTTAGGAGTAGAAGCACAAGGTATCAGTCTTAGAACAAACGCTATTCCAATTCAACAACAGTTAACAAGTACTAATACTTTATCTGCTCAAGAGCAAGATGAACGTATTAATAGATTTAATAATTAGAATGTATACACCTAAATTTCCATATACTGGCAATCAAGTCATAATAACTTCCGGAAGAGTTACTCATCACTCTTACGATGATTTTATCTTCTTGTTCGGTAAAAAAGGCGTAGCAATATCATCACCTAGCACATTTACTGTAGACGCTAATCAAAAAACTATTATAGCTTCTCGTAAAATTGAATTAGGCTATCAAGCAGAAATAGTAGGAGAACCTATAATGCTAGGAAAAACTACAGCTCAGCAATTAGGACGTTTACTAGATGCTATTGAAACTTTAAGTAACGCTCTTAACACACTAAAAATAGGGCAGATGGATACTGCTATACCTCTTATCGTACAGACTTCTAAGGTACTAAGTAGTACAGCTAAGTCAGTGAAGGCACGGTTAAATAGTACATGTTTATCTAAAACTACATATAGTAAGTAATGAGTAATAGTAAAGTATTAGTACCTTTAGGTAAAGCAATTACCGTTTCTGCTAACGCTCTTGGAACCCTTCAAGTAGGTATAGATAAAGTACTCTGGGGAAGTAATATTCCAACAACTAGAGCGACTGCTACATACAATACTGCTTCCGGATCTGTAAATTATACTACCGTACCGGTAGCACCATCTCCACCAGCAGCAAACGCTGTAGGATCTTTTGTACAATCCGGCCTATTTAACGCTCTTGATGCTTTAAATTCTGTAGACTTATGTAATGTACTTACGTACCTTACTGATATGATTAATTTAGAGAAGAAACCGCGTCCTCCAAAACCTTGGACTGCCGCTCAAACTGCTCTATATACTTTACAAGATGCAGCTGCACAAGTACAAACGCAGATAGATAAGTACATGGCCTATCCTAATGTCTTTATCGGATCATATGTAGGTACCGGTCCTAATGCTGTACCTATAGATCAAGCTGTTTCCCAATCAGGAGCGCCTTCTAAAGGAGGTAGTAGCGTTACTGCTTATAATACATTTTTTTTATTACAAGCAATTAAAGACTCTTTCGATCTTTCTGGTCAAAGTACTGGCTCTATATTTAATGCAGAAGACGCAACTTTATTATCTACAGTACCTGGACTTGGCGGGAATTTAAATTTTATAGACGACTTTATAGGAGTAATTAACAAGTACAGTGATTATAGAAATATTCCTAACGATGAATTACAGAAAATAATAAGTCAAATAAATAAAGTAAGGTCTGTATGTGTCACTATTCAAAACTTAGACTTTAAAAATGCATTAGCTCTGGTAGGTAATTTTCTAGGAACCGATATTAGAGCTCAAATACAAAAATTAAATGCGTTTTTAGATCCTACTGTTATAATACCTACCTTAAAAGAGATTAATAATTCACTACGAGCTTTTATTAAAATTGCACAACAGGTACAGGGAGTATTAGCCTTAGGGCAATTTTTAATTAAACTAGCTCTTGTATTTAATAAAGCATTTAAACTAATTATAACATTTTTCATAGCTAATCCTACACCGGGTGTATCTCTAACTGCAGGCCTTATTTCTAAGTTTGAAACAGCAAAAGCTGTTGCTAAAGATGAAACTGATGGAATCAGCGTACTTTTAAGGACTATTAATTCCCTACTTCAGGTAGTAGTTAATTTTATTAGGTACATTCTAGCAAATACAAATGAGCTACTTTCGAGATTAAATATACTGCTTGTTAACTTACAGGCTTGTGATGCGGTCAAGAATTCAGACGTAATAGCTGAACTTCAAGAAACTAGAGATAATTTAATAGCCCTACAGACCCAGCTTACAGCTTATATAACGCAATACGACTCTAAAGTAGATGTAAATAGTAAGATGTTTGGAGAGTATGATATTAGAGTAGTTGATGAAGAAGTAACTGATAAAGCAATAACAAATAAGCGAAGAAGAGGTATAGCGTTAGATACAAAAGGGCAAATAGTAGCTCAATCGGATTTAACTTTTGCTACAAATACTTCGGTTATTATAGCAGAAGTACAGCAAAAATTAATGGCTCTTGGCTTAGTAGACTCTAGAATGGGATTAATTGATGCAGCAACGTTAGGAACTATTGCAGAATCTATTAACTTCTTGGATAGCAATGATATAGCAGAAGATGATTTAAATATAGGAAAGTCTGCGATCGAGAGTGCAGATGTAGCACAAAATTTAAATATCAACACCTTTATAGGTAAATTACCAGGAGGAGAGTTATTTAAACGAAATTCACAAAATATAACGTCTGCTTATAGTGCTAATGCCAAAGAACAAGTTAATAAAGAAAAATCAAAAGGTATTTCTGCTAAGATTCTTGACACAGTAAAAAAGAAGTAAAAACAAGTAAACAAAATATTTATAACATATGGCAAATTTAGACGCATTTAGAAAGTTAATCCGCGAAGAGGTTAAAGCTGTATTCCAAGAAGAATTAGCTGGAATCCTTAAAGAAGCTATTATAGCTAATAGAGGGCAGCAAACTATTGTAGAATCAACGAGACCTGTAACAAAACCAACTGTTCCTACTACTATGAACAGATCTACACCTAGACCGGTTGCCCCTGTATTATCCCCAGGCAATCCATTAAATAGCTTACTTGCTGAGACAGCTCAATCTATGACTATGGATGAATTCGGAGATTTAAACGGACAAGGAGTAGAGAGAGATGTTCCTATTGTAGAATCAGTAGGAGATATGTTCGCAAATTCAAGAGGAAGTTCTAATCTAGAAGCAATTCAAATCAATGCAGTTCCGGACTTTTCTCACATGATGGCTAAAATGGGTATAAACGAATAGTATAAATGGCATACAACTTAAAGCAAATAAATGTACTTGATTTAAGATCCTCTACAGGGGTTGGAGTTGCTTTGCCATTTAACACGCCAGCTGTTTTTCAAACAGTGTATACTACGCAGGAGCAGTTAAAGTATAATATCATTAATTTTTTATTAACTGATAAGCGTGAGAGAGTTTTTAATCCTAATTTCGGTGCAGGGATAAGGAATAAAGTATTTGATCAAATTAGTCAAGATACTATAGATAGTTTAGATGTACAGATAAGAGCAGGAGTAGAAGCTTATTTTCCAAATGTAATAATTACAGAGCTAACCTTTAACGCAAGTCCAGACAGAAACTTACTTCAAATTCAGTTTTCGTATACTATAAAAAACACAGGTGTAACCGATAATATAATACTAGATTTAAATGGCTAATAAGAATATAACATACTTAAATAAAGATTTTAATACCTTTAGAGCTGCGCTAATTGAGTACGCTAAAGCTTATTATCCTCAATCTTATAATGACTTCTCTACCTCATCTCCCGGTACTATGTTTATCGAGATGGCTTCTTATGTTGGAGATGTACTGTCTTTTTATTTAGATAACCAAGTACAAGAGAACTTTTTAGAGTATGCAAAGCAGACTAATAATCTATATACTCTAGCTTATATGATGGGTTATAGACCTAAAGTAACTTCTGCAGCAATGGTTACTTTAGACGTATACCAACAAATACCTGCTTTTGGCTCAAACTATGATCCTGATTTTACATATGCAATGATTATCGAAGAAGGAATGCAAGTTAGATCTAATGTTAATACTGCAAATTATTTCTACTGCCCTAATCAAGTAAACTTTAATCTTTCTTCTTCTATTGATCCAACTGAGATTTCTGTATATACTACATCAGGAGGAAACCCAGATACCTACTTGCTTAAAAAATCTACAGTAGCAATGTCCGGCCAAATAAAAAATACAAGTATTTCTTTCGGCGCTGCTGAGAGATTTCCAATAAGAACGCTACAGGATAGTAATATTATTGAAATATTAAGCGTGTATGATCAAACGACAGGCTTTAGATGGTACGAAGTTCCTTATTTAGCTCAAGAATACATTCTAAACCCTGTTACTAATACTGCTTTAAATTATCCAGGACTATATCAAGAAGCCAACCAAGTTCCTTATATAATAGAAAAACTTCCAGTGCCTAGAAGATTTGTTTCTAGATTTACTGCTAACAATATTTTAGAATTAGAATTCGGTGCTGGTATACAATCCGCATCCGGTTCGATACCTAATCCATTTAACGTAGGTATCGGAACAGTTAACGGTATCGATTTATTAAATACAGCATTTGACCCTACTAACTTTGTAGTAAATCAATCTTACGGTTTAGCTCCTGTAAATACAAGCTTAACAGTAAACTACTTAGTAGGCGGCGGCGCAGCAGCAAATGTTAATACAAATGAACTGACTAATATCATTGTAGCAACTACTACTTTTCCTAATACAGGAAATCCTTCCGTACAAGCTTTAACACAAACTACTTTAGCTACTAACAATAGTGTGCAAGCAGCTGGGGGTGGAGATGGAGATACTCCAGATAGTATT